ATAAACAACTGTTCTGCGGCAGCACCCGATAATGTAGACGCACCTTCAAATTTCAATGGGCTACTTGAATTTCCTGATGTAGCCTGAATAGTCAATGTAGAACCAGAGAATGCCTTTGAGCGATATACTCTTTGTGAGAAGTATGAAGTGTTAACTACTTGAGCAACATATGGATACCCAATCTGGAACAGCAATTCTGGGGTTCCGGGATTTGTAAATACTGCATCACCAGTAGGAAGGCCGTTGACCTTACCAGATGCTGCATTAATATTTGCATTGGCTGTTATATTATAGTTTCCGCTACCTACAGTTTTTACGATAGCTTCTGTGTCTTGGCCTTGAAAGATTATTGTGAATGTTGATGCGCTTGTTGGTGTCAGTGAAAATGCGTTATCAACCGTAATAACTTTAGTTGTTCCGTTATAACTTACAATGTTTCTTGTATCTGTGATGTTTCCTGTAGTCACATTGATCGCTGCTAAGAAATATGCATTGGCGGATAAAGAAAATGCTCCATTTGTATCATTGATTGTTATTGTGTTTACTGTTCCAGACGACACTGCACCACTCAATGTATTTGTAGCCAAATCGGAAACGAATGCATTATAGATGTATGACTTTGTATTTGATCCAGTACCAGACACATATGTAATATTACGCATGAATGCACTACCAATCAAGGTAGACATATAGGTTGTTGTATTGGTCGATACAATATTTGCAGCAGGAACACAATGCAAGTCAACTGATGGGAGTGTTCCAATATCAAAAACTCCATTTGCAGTATCAACCACAAAATAGTTACCATAGTCCACAAACACGGCATTATTGTTTATATTTGCGGTTGATTGTGCTCTTGGGTTTGTTAAAACAATGTTGGATTGGTTTTCAACTCTATAGCCATGAACATATGCAATACCCTTACCAACGCTCAAATCATACTGTGAACCAATTGATAAAGAATTTGCAGATGGAGTTAGTTTAAAATCGTGTACAACGTAGTCGCCATTGGTTTCATAGTCGCGTTTAGCAAAATAATCATCAATTGTTGAATAAACTGTGCCATCAACTTGCTTAAGAATATTTCCGTTTTGCACACGAACCAATTCAATAAATCCATCATCATTACCTAATGTGAGTGGAAGTGTGACCAATGTTAATAGTATTACATATCTGTCTGCACCGGGCGCCTGATAATTGGATGCGCCATTAGCCGGGTCCAATAAAGAAGCATCGTCCACATAATCATATATTGTTTCAGTGATCTGCAAGCCAATACGGAATGATGGTGTATTGTCGTATTTGTCTAGAACAATTGTATGTGGGGTCACACTTACAAAGTTTCCGATAGAGTAATTGGTGAACGTACCGTCTGCGTTTTCTGTTTGTGATTGTGAGTAACCATTGACAATGTAGAAAATACCATCAGATATAGAAGCTACGGAAGACATTCCCGTGGATGCATTATTGAGTGTTGATGTAGCAACTGTAGCAAATAAGTTAGTACCATCAGTTGGAGTAATAACAACACCATCAGTGAAGTGAATTCCAGACAAATATGTCACAATAAGTGTAGGAGGATCGCCAATAGTGGTACCACTTGTTGTAGTTTCACTTGTTGCAATAACCTTGGCAAGAATAGTTCCTGTAGAATCTTGAATGACTTTATTCAAGAAACTAGATGCGGAAATTGTAACCCCACTATATGTGTTATTGAGTTTCAGATAATAACAATTTAGATTTGTTGTTACTTGCCCACCAGAAACAGGCGTATTCTGCGTGAAAATAGAACTTGCAAAATTTGAGATTTGATTTTGTAAGATTGTTTGCGACTGTGTTAATTCCCGAGCCTGTACAGCGGCACCCGGCTTAAATAAAATTCGGTTGAAGTGCTTTGAGGGATCGAAATTATCCCAATACGGTTCGGTATTAAAGTTTAGTGCCATTGTTTATCTTTCTGAAATCTTTTTTTTATTTATCTGCAAAATTAAGCGTATTGCACTACAAATTTAAATTGTTCAATGCCATCAGGACTTCTTTGTACACCAACTCTATTTTCTATGTATGCAATGTAGCCTGAAAATGGTATCAATTGTGGTAAAGATGCGGATAATATTGTTCTTGCAGTTCCAGACGCCAATCCAGTAATAGATTGTCCAACTGTAAATGAACCTGAAGTGTTTATGACTTGTAGAACATTAGTAGAACTACCAAAACTAACAACAGTTCCCGCAAATGTCAAAACACCACTAGTATTTCTTTGCTGGACAACTTCACCACTTGAAAACACGCCCTGTCCAGATGCCACATAAAATTGGGTTGTTGTGTTATAGATTGCCTGTGTTGCTTGTGCTGGGTATGATGTATAATCTGATGGATTTATGAGAAGACCAACTTGACGATATTCTGGATCAGTTGGGATAAGACCACCTTCGTCCGAGTTGAATTCTACGGAATACATAGCCCGTGTGCAGCCCAATTCAGATAGTGGGTCAAATCCATGACCGCCCACAGGTGACGTTGGAGCAACTGCGGTAACACCACTACCCACGGTAGAAACAAACTTTAGATTGGCAGAAGTATATGCTGTTATGGTAACATTCGCGTTTGTGTAGTTCGACCCAGCATTACCAACTACAATGTCTGTAATTTGTCCATTGGAGACTTGTTGTGCTGTTACATTGGCCGATGCACCAACACCATCCCCGATGATGTTAGCAACAATAAATGTATTAATGGGATCATACCCAGAGCCACCATTAGTTACATTTACTACATCAATACTACCAATTCCCGCAGTAGTGTTATAAGGATCAGGTGTATTGATGCCGACCGGAACAGGCATCCATGTAGAATCCATGAAAGTCTTTTTAGACGAAGCATCTACAGTGTAAATATATTTCCATTTATAACCATCACCAGCATTAGAAAATATGTTGTTTGTTCCGTAAGTTCCGGGTGCAAAAATAGGCTCAAATGTAGACGGACCCCCATTGTTATTCCATAAACATTTGAATACTTGGTCATATCTATTTCTAACATAGAATGACTTTAGTAGAAACCCATTTGCATCTTTTGCCAAAACGTCTGAAGTATCATCATATGGATAATACACAGAGTTGATGTTCCAATCAATTCTTTGAATGACTGGGCTAATGTTGTTTGTGTATAGTTGTTTGACTGCAAATATATTATTGAATGTTTGCTTTATATATTGAGTAGTTTGGGTTGGTTGAACTGGGGTTTCCGTTCCATTAACAATAGGCCACGAGTCTACTCTACCCATAAAGGCAAAAATAGTTGCTATTCTATTACCTTGAACCGTTATTACCGGTGTATAGAATTGTTGTTCTGCCTGTAATGCTGGAGCATTGTATGTGAGTATGTTTAAATTTGATGCCATAGTAATTATTTATTAAGCGTGTATGATAGAAACAAATGTATTTTGTAATGTTCCATCAAAACACATATATTTTACTTGAATGGTTGATGTTCCGGGTATAGTATAAGCTGTTGAATTTGTAGTTGAGTTTATTGCCGCTAATCCATGCGTGAAATTCTGATTTCCTACTGCGGTGTTAGTGACCCATAGCTCAACCAACTTTCCAGTCAATAAATTGGAAAGTGTAGCAGTCAATCCTGCTGAAGTCTGTGCACGAACCAATGAATTATTTGCCATGTCAATGGTTATTGCAGTTTGTGCGGCTGGATAGGTCAAAGGGGTGTATATGAATCCTTTTTGTGGATTTATATAACCATAGAAGTTTGCCTGTACCCCATTAAAACTCGCAATTTGTACTAAATTATTTGTTCCAACTTGCGTATTCCAGAATTGAATCTGTGAACCTTTGGTAGTATCTGTATAGTTTTCAGTAGCAACTATATCAATCCTACCTTGACCAAATTGACTAAATGTATTGGCATATCCATTGCCAGAGATACGAAGCAAAATATCACCACTTTGGGTTGCTGTTGGGGCGAAAGCAGTACCTCTTCCTGCTCTTCCGATGTATGCTGGATATCCACCAACACCAAAAGAATCATTAACAACTCTTGATGCTGAGTTTGCAAATCCAGTTACTTGTAGCATATAACCTTGATTGCCGGGAGCAACAGTGGCGAAGTTATTAGAGCCTGTTATTGAAACCGCTGGGGTATTTGCAAAATATGGAGTTGCATTTACAGAAAATAGTCCAGCAGCGCCAACACCCGCTACGATTAAATTACCAGAAACTGTCATATTTCCAGTAGTGATGACACCGTTAACATTAGATAATGCTGTATTTGCTTTATTAAAAGCCAATTGTGTGTTGGTATTCTGTGTTATATCAACGCCATTTTGATAAACAATAGCAACATTAGAAGTATTAGCTAAATTGAAAGCAGCTTGTGTATATGCTAGAGTTGCTGCAGCAGTATTTTGGGATGATCCATCCGCGAAGGTGATTGGTACGTTGACTTGTAAATTTTGCTGAGTCAATGTAGCAGATATATTACTCGAATTAACCCCACCAACGATAAAATTTATTTTTGTTCCAGATGTTGTTGTTCCAACTACAAGATTACCTCCCGGTTGGCCTGTACCTGCACCTTGAACATAAAGATAGCCATCCAGTGCATTTAATGCAGTACCAAGACTGTTGTTTACATTGGTGTTGTTATAGTTTTTATTTGCATAGCCAAGATCAATGTAATACGAAGAATTTGTTCCCGTATTTGCTGTCACGACATGATCCGCTGTACCAAAGTCGTTCCCGATATTCTGTAGATTTGTTTGAATATATGTATTGGAAGTAAGAGAAAATTGAGCAACTGTATTCGGGAAAACAATTTGATTTAATCCAACAACCAACGCATTATTGGAATATAATCCAGATGCAATTGTGGTGGCGGTTACTTTCCCGGTAATCCCAGTATTTGCATTGTTAACAATAAATAGAGTGTTACTCGTGTTAGATTCTAACGCAGTTTGTATTGGTAGTTGTGATATTTTAATAGTGCTCATTTTTTATCCTAATATGAGGGTGAAACCATTTTCAGTAGTTAATGAATTGCCAATTTCGTCCGTAATTTCTGGGAAATATTGTTGCCCAACTGGTCCAAAAATTTGTACATTTGATGCGTTTAATGTACGCAGCACCGACATAAATTCACTTGAATTTGTTGATGTTGATGTTCCAGATGCTATTAGCGTGTTGTTTCCGTAATTTAAACCAACCACACTAAAAATCTGTGAATCATCAAGTTTAATAATGTCGCCAACTCTAACAATGTCCATCAATGGGTACATTGTATTGCTATAATTTCCATTATTTACAATATTATACGAGTTTGTGATTGATTTTATATTTATGATATTACTTGCATTGGTCACAGATACTGTAGCTACATTAGAAAATGCTAACCAAACACTATCTTTTAATGTTGCTGTATTTGCTATTGGATTTACCGAAGTGATCAATGAATCTACCGAATCTCCATAGGGGGTGGTAAATCTTATCGTTGACGTGTTAGCAAATACGATATTAGCAATATTAGCTCCTGCCAAATTACCGAAATTGATTTGATTATTACTTGGATTGTTGAAGCTTCCGGTCATGGTAACATTTGATGCTACCGCTCCGGTGTAAAAACTTAAAGTGTGTCCCGTACTCAAAACATCTTCAATGTCATAATGCATAGAACTGTTGGATTTCATGGCAAATCTACCGATAACTTGAGTTCCAGTTGGATGCAATAG